ATTCACTCGTCTTCCTCAACGTGAAGAACTTCCTATCGAAGTTAACGAAACACTTATCGTCGAATTGTACTCCAAATAAGACATACAGTTCTACGAATGCACAAAGCACAGTACTTATGCGTATAGGTACTGTGCTTTTTCTTTTAAAATCATCTAAAATTTGTGTGCGTTGCTCAACCGTTGCACAACCTTAATTAAATGATGACGGTATTTTATTTACTTCTTCTATGTACTGCTCAATCGTTTTATGGGTATATACGTCAGCAGTAATGTCTTTACTTTGTGTGTGGCCAACGATAGCTTTTAGCACGTAACGATCCATTCCATAATTACTAGCCAGGGTTACAAACGTATGTCTAGTATCGTGCGGTAAGTGGTCAGATATACCGACCTCTTTACAAAATCGTTTTATTGGCTTTCCTAGGTACTTTGACGTGTACCCTTGAGGGATAAATGTATCAGATTTAGAAACGCTCGCCTTGGCGTAAATTTCGCGATAAAAAGGCATAACACAGTCGGCAATAGGTATTAATCTATCCTTGCCGGCTTTTGTTTTCACACCGCCAATGATATAGCGTTCCTCTAGGTGCACGTTTTCGAGCTTAATGGATAATAGCTCTATCGGGCGCATGCCGGAGTAGATATACATTAATAGGAGCTTGGCTATATCTAGGTGAGCATGTTCCCATATGGTTTGAATTTCAGCCTCTGTAAATGGCTTATGGATGTCTGACTTCTCAGCTGGTTTTAATTCAAGGAGTGCTGCGTAGTTCTTAACGATGATATCATTCTTAATAGCAGACTCAAAAGCACCGTTCAAGCCTTTTAATATAATAGCTATAGATGAACGACTTAATTGGCTATTTTCATCAATAATAGCCTGTAGGTGCACAAGTTTAATCTCTTGTATAGGTTTATTCCAAATCGAGGTTAACTTCGCTTGTGCGGTCGAATATCCGCCTTTTTTGACATCTATTCCTTTCCGCTCTTTGTCTGCTATCATCCAACGCCAACATTCACTGAATAATACTTTCTTAGTCTCAAACTTCTCTGGATAAATACCATACTCTGACAAAGCGTCCCAAGCTTCTTTTGATTTAGCATAATAGCCAATCGTCTTACGCTTACACTTGCCATTCTCGTCATAGCCAGTCGTAACGACTGCACGGTAAGGCTTGCGTAAGGGTTTATGTTTCATTTTATAAACGGATCCAGAACCGTTAGCTCGTTTCATTGCCATAATATATCCTCCTTGGCATAGTGATTAGCCTTAGAGGTATGCTATAATGATTGTGGAGTAAAAATAGAGTACCTCTAAAGTATGATATTTTTAAAGGCCCTCGCTGTGGTGAGGGCCTATTTTTTTTATTTAATTAGTCTTATATACTAATTTATTTTCATTATCGATGATATCTGCTATCTTTTCAGCAGTAATAGGGATTTCAATTTTATCACCATTGCCATTGATGAACTTAATTGTATACGGTGCGTTAAGCACTACATTTTTAGGGAAAGCATAATACACGATAGCATAGCTATGTGGCATTGCATCATAAATAACTGGGTTCATCTGTTCAGGCATAATATACTTACCATCTTTTTCAATAAGTAATCGCTGCGATGGCACTTGTTGAGCTACAGTACCGGCTAATGGGTTCTTAAGATGCATTGCATAAGTGGCAATATATACATAGTCATTGCTATTTACTACTGCACTCTTGAATGTTTCTCCAGGAAAGATTAGGCGCTCGTCTTTAGAGTAAGCAATGTACTTTGCGATTGTGCCAGGTGTAACTAATACGGCCGCACCGCCTGCGCCGCTCCGGAGTTCAACACCATAATTGACAGGATTTTCTAATTTCCGATCAGACTTATAAGATTGGCCAGCACTCCATATTTTGTTGTATGTATCCGAAGTTACATCAATAAACTGTGCTGCAAAGGAAGTACTTACAGATAGGCTGAGTAAAGCCATTAAAGGCAACAATTTACGTAATTTCATTTTTATATCTCCCTTAGTTATCAATGAAATGGTGATAAAATTCTATGTGTTCTAATTCTTCCTCGTTTAAAGATGACCTCCTCACCATCTCCTCAACTAAATTAACATGATGCTCTAAATAAAAATCATCATTCACAATATGACTTAACTCATGTTTAATTTCCTCCCTCATGCGATCGTGAGGGAGGTTTTTATTTATATAGATATTATGGGTATCTATATCTTCACATTCCTCCGACACGGCCCCCGCATGTGGTAAGTCGCAATAAATCAAATTTACAACCAATATAACACTCTCCCTTGTGTATTATTTGTGTTTAGATTTTAAGAACTCTATGTATTTGACTGTTTCTTCCATCTCCTCTTTAGACATATCTTTTGCAGCAGAAAAAAGCATGCGTGCACCTGGTCTAGTGCGTAAGTATTCCGCGAATTCGGCTGCTTCACGGTCGGTGTAATAGCCGTCTGTATATTTCTCTACTAGTTCAGATTTAGGAACGCCAAAATAGTTTGCCAATAGTTCAATTTTATCGATTCTAGGATATGTATTTCCCTTTACCCAATCGGTAAACGTAGTATACTTTAACCCTAAATCAGCGCATATTTTATTACGATCAATTCCGCGACTATCCATTAGTCGTTGAATATTCTCAGCCATAATAGCCTTGTTGCCTAAATCACTCATAAGAACCTCTCAAACACGGAATATATTAATTAATACACCTATATATTACGATATTTTCGTAATAAAATCAATATTTTACGGAAATTTTACGATAGTTTAAGTTTGGTTTATAGACATTACGGATAAACCGTAGTAAAATGATGACTGTAAACAAGGAGTGAGCATTAAGAAAGGAGGTAGCTTATGAAGTATACATTAAAGATGCTAAGAGCGTCTAAAAACTGGTCTCAACTTACGGCATCTAAAGCGATTGGCGTATCTGTTGATACTTGGGGGAACTGGGAGCGTAAACGCTCTTATCCTGATGTTCCTCACATAAAAAAGATACAAGAAGTATTTAATGTGGCGTATGATGATATTATTTTTTTATAGCGTTTTACGGTTAAACCGTTACGGAGGCCATTATTATGAAACAATTCGCAATCAGAATGTTCGGCGAATCCATTAAGGAGCGCATGAACGAGTTAGGTATGACTAAGACGGCGCTGATTGAAAAAGCCGAAATCTCGATGGACACATTAAACCGAGCTATCAGCGGACGATCAGTACAAATGTCGACAGTCGTTGGTATCTGCTATGCGTTGTGTGTCGATGATAACGAAAGTAACGACTTTTGGGAAACTGATTACTACAACCCTAAATTAGATAGAAAATAACTAAAACAGAAATGAGGTAAAACAGATGAACAGTGAAACACGAATCAGATTATTAGAAGAACGAGTGGCTTTTCTTGAACTAATGGCACAAGCTAGCGCGCATGAATTATTAACTCAATATATTCGCACGGTGGCCGAAGAACACGGTATACCTTGTGAAAGACGTAAAAACCGAGGCAATCACGTATGGACCTTGCCGAGATTTGAAATACATTGTAAGAATGCCATTGCAATGGCATTAGGAATTTCAAAAATTATCGACATTGAGTATGAAATGCTCGCTGATGCTGAACACATTGTCGATGTAATTGCCGATGTGTACGTTTCTTGGAATTAAGGAGGCCAGTGTAATGCAAAAGCGTGATATTCAAACAATTATAAGTGTCTGTCTTTGGATGTTAACTCTTAGCCTATCTGCTGCGATTAGTATTTTCATCATCATAGTGGCGGCAATCACCGCATATCACTGGTAGGAAGGAGTACTTATTATGATCACTAAAACTATTGCTGTGAGCCAAATGGCCACAGTTCTCGGGTGGACATTAACTGCAGTTCGGGAATGCATCGCAAGAGATAAATTCCCGTTTGCACAGTGCTGGCAAACAGCAGGCAAAAAAGGGCGAACCTTCTCCATTGATAAAGAGGGGTTCCGCTTTCATCTAGCCAACACACTGGGGTGGCCAGATGAAAAAATCAATGAAGCATTTAAGGAGGCGCACATCGTATGATGAAAGTTATTTATGCAGTACGTATTCTCGCTGCCATTCTAGTAGTCGGAACAGTTGGATCGGTTGATATAGACCGTATCGATTTGTGGACTGGCTTCTGCCAGGCAATGCTGGGCGTTACGCTTTGGCTACTAGCAGGCTACTGGCTGGAAGAGGTAAGAGACTATGGCAAAAGATAAGTTTTGCAAGGTCTGTAATAAGAAAATAAAAAGTCCTTATACAAACTGGTCTTACTTAACTGGTAAGCCCCGTATTGTGTGTGACAACTGCAAAGAAATACATCCAATCGTAAATAGATATAGACAGAGGAAACAGAAATGACAGAACAAGAAATTCTGTACAACGCCTACAACGATAGCGGAGTACAAACAAATGAAGAAGTGATGGCTTTACTAGGGTGGTCGAATGATAAAGTCCGTAACATCAAAGCAAAATTGAAGATACGAGGCTTCATTGATTACACCTTTGGTTCGCCAGTTAAAATCCTTAAACCGTACAGGGAGATAGTAGATACTCCCGAAACGTTTAAGGCTCAAATATATCGCGAAATGCTTGAGGTCTACATGGAGGATTTTCGAACACAAGATACGTTCAAGGATAGACTTCTAGTAGGTCAAGAGATTCGCATGATTCTTAAATGCGTATAAGGAGAATATTATGCCAAAAGTAAACATTACAAAATCAGCAGTTCATGCCTTTGTTCGAAGCGAATATTTGAAAAAGCACGAGCCTTTGAGAAACGCACGAAAAGAAGCACTACAAAGCGCCATAGAATCAAGTCATCTATTTATAGATTTTAAAAACATAATGGCCTCTGCGGAATCGGTTGCAAGTGCGCTAGAAAAAGCTGGATACGGCTCAGAGTTTAGACGAAATCTTGTCTCTTGTGATAAGGCGTTAAATCGTACAATAGGCAATTTGTATACGGCGGGTCTTGATAAACCTAGTGATGAGATTAAAGCATTATATGCAATCGCAAAGCCGTATGATGAAAACCTTAAAAAGATAGAGCAAGCCTATCAATCGGCGCGCCGTGTTGTCGATACTGCCTCTAGTGGCAAAGCAGCAGCTGATACTTTAAAATCGGCAGGACTTGACTTCTATGCGTGGCAAACTACTGACACGGGAGAGGCATTAGATTTAAGCGCTTTGAAAGGCGGTGATTAAATTGCGAGACTGTACAACGTGCCCTGATAAAGACTACTGCATTCCTGATGAATGCGAGGATTTGGGCATAAAAAATGAGCCTGATGATGCGGCAACATCAACAAGCTCAAATTAGAAAAATAATATTCTACGTTGATTATATCACAGAAAGGACACCTTATGGAATTCTTATTAGTTACTTACGATACCAGTGATTATTACTGGCAAAATAACAAGCCTGTGCATAGCCCAGATGAATTTTGGTTTAGATATTACGAATCTGATACAAATGTTCCAATCGATAGCATTGAAGTTGGCGCTTGGGTTGTAGTTAAATCAAGAAACGGCTTAGGCGTTGCTCGTGTTTTGAAAAAGGCAAAAGACCTTGATACTGTTCGGAAGTACGGCTTTAAAGGGAACGTCATTAAACAGGTCATTGCAGTTATCGATACTTCTAAATGCGATAAACGCGAAAGCGATCGAGCTAAATTGGAGGACATCGAAAAAAAACTTGAGCAAAATGCCAAGAACGCGGAACGTATGACCATGTATCGGTTACTTGCAAAAGATAACCCAGAATTCTCAGCACTACTTACTGAGTATGAAACCTTGAAATCCCAAACTGAGGGTTCATATGAATAGTATCAAAAAAAATGCAAATAAAGTATATCACATCGTTAAACCGAAAGGAAACAGAACAATGATCGAGTTAAAAATCACAGTAGATAAAGCAGTTGAATTAGAACAAGAAGTGAAAGACCTATACCAATCTATTGTAGGTACGCCTGTTAAAGAAGTCGAAAACTGGACAACAAATGACGTTAAGCCAGCTAAGAAGGAAGCCCCAAAAGTAGAAGCTCCTAAAGCTGTGCCGGTTAAAGAAGAAGAAGTACCTGCTCCTAAGGAAGAAGAACCAGCACCTACAGTAGAACCTGAAAAAGCAGTACCAAGCCTTGAGGCAACTCGTGAAGCAGTAAAAGACGTAATGGCAAAAGCTACTGATAAAACGAAAGCTAAAGGCGAATTCAAAGCCTTCTTAGATAGCATCGGCGCTGAAAAGGTAACATCTGCTACCGATGAACAACGTATTCAAATTATGGAATGGGTGAATAGCCGTGGCTAAGAAACACGCCTTACTAGGTGCTTCAAGTAGTGCCAGGTGGCTAGTATGTACTCCTTCAGCAAGACTAGAAGCGATGTTCCCTGATGAACAATCTCCGTATGCTGCGGAAGGTACTGTAGCACATGACCTGGCAGAAGCAATCTTACGACATAAGCTAGAGGGTAAGAAAGCCCCTAAGCTAGATGACTACTCTACTGAAATGATAGAAGCGGTTAATCGGTATGTCGATATTTGCGAAGAAAAGGTAAACGAAGCCCGTGCTCGTTCTTCTGATGCGGAAGCCATGATTGAAGCACGGCTCGACTTCTCTAGATGGGTACCTGAAGGCTTCGGTACCGGCGATATGGTAATCGTAGCCGATGGCATCCTGGAAGTGATTGACCTGAAGTATGGTAAAGGCGTTCCTGTTAGCGCCGTTGAAAACACGCAAATGCGACTATACGCGTTAGGTGCTTACGACGTTAACGAGTTCTTGTACGACATTAAAACAGTTCGTATGACGATCGTTCAACCAAGACTCGATAGTGTGTCTACCGACGAAATGGTGCTTGAAGAACTTCTTGATTGGGGCGAAGATATCAAACCTATCGCACAACGTGCCTGGGAAGGTATCGGCGAATGTACACCTTGCGATTACTGTAACTTCTGTAAAGCACGGCACACATGCCGAGCGCTGGCCAATACGTGCCTAGATACTTTCTACAAAAATGGCGGTAAGCTCAATCAATTACTCACTGACCGTGAAGTGTCTGACATCCTGGGGATGAAAGATTTAATCACGAAGTGGATTAAAGGTGTTTACGACTTTGCATATGAGAAGGCATTATCGGGTGAGAAACAGTGGCCTGGATATAAATTAGTAGAAGGCACATCACGACGTACTATCACGGATCCAGACGCCGCTGCTAAAACATTACTCGACAATGGCTATAAGGAAGAGGAAATCTTCAAGCCTCGAGAACTCGAAGGTATCACTAACCTGCAAAAGGTTCTTGGTAAAAAAGGCGTTGCCGAATACTTAGAAGCGTATATCGACAAGCCTGAAGGCAAGCCTACACTTGTACCGGAAAGCGATAAACGCCCGGCAATTAATACCGTAGAATCTATGGCTAATGAATTTACAGACGAGGTGTAACATGCGCGTCGTGACTGTAAAAGCAATTGCCAAAGAGCTTCATGAGCGAGGGCACTACCTCGATGAGCTCTACCAAATTACTATTGCATATGCTACTAGCTTGCACACTCGCTACTGCGTAGTTGACGCAAGGTGCGATGCAATAGAACTTCGATATCAAACAGAAGAAGAGTTGGGTCCTTATGAGTATCCCTGGTTAGAGGATGATGAGTGGAACCGGCTTGATGATGAACGTTCTGATATCGAAGATGAATTAGAAGAATTATTTAATACAGTAATAGGGTTCGAACATGACTGTAACCCATTTAAGAAATAAGGAGACCGTAACAATGGCTAAATTAACAACTGGTATCGTAAGACTTTCTTATGCGAACATTGCGCAACCTCGTAAAAACGACGACGGCAAAGCAAAATATAGCTCCCAAATCATTATCGACAAAACAGATAAGAAAACAATCAAAGCATTTGAACGTGCGATTGAAGAACTTAAGGCTGATCCAAAAGCAGTAGCTAAGGTAGAAGGTAAAGCAGCATACCTTAAATTGAACTTACGCGATGGTGATACAGATGAAGCAGTAGCAGACCAACCTGAAACATACGCTGGCAAGTTCTTCATTAATGCGAATAGCGATAAACAACCTATCGTATTCACTCGTGACAAAATCAAGATGGACCAATTCGACATCGAAGAAGAAATCTACTCCGGTGTATACGCGCAGGTCGCATTATCCGTATTCGCTTATAACTTCAACGGTAAGAAAGGTGTGGGCTTTGGCCTAAACGGCATCCGTAAAGTCAAAGATGGCGAACGCCTCGGTGGTGTTCACGTATCTGCTAATGACTTTGGGGACGATGATTTAGGCGACCTAGACGATGACGATTTAATCTAAGGAGGCATATATGGAGCTGAGTATTGATGTGGAAACGTATTCTGACTGCCCTATTAAATATGGGGCACAGCGATACGTTGATGATACAACATTTGAAATACTGCTCTTTGCCTACTGCTTCGATGACGAACCGGTCGAAGTAATTGATATGACAAAGGATCCACTACCCGAAAGGGTAGTGGATGCCTTATATAACAAGGAAATTACAAAGACCGCATTCAACGCAGCATTCGAAATGCTGTGCCTTAAAAAATATTACCCTGATGCGGATTACACGAACTGGGAATGTACCTCTGTACTAGCGTTATACTGCAGTTTACCTGCAAGTCTCGACAATGTGTCAAAGGCTTTGAAATTAGGAGAAGCCAAAGACTCAAGAGGTAAACGGTTAATCCAATTTTTCTCCGTACCGCGTAAGCCAACTAAGACGAATCCTAAGACACGAAATATGCCAGAGGATGCGCCTGAGAAATGGGCGGAATACATTGAGTACAACCGCCAGGACGTGGTGGTAGAAAAGGCAATTCGTAAACGCTTACTTTCGCTGAAACCACCGGCTATCGAGCACGAGTACTGGTTACTCGACCAAGATATCAACTGGCGAGGCGTGAAAGTAGATATGGAACTCGTCGATGCAGCGCTTGCTTGTAACGACGAAATCGTGGAAGAGGCTACCGAGTCATCCAAGATATTAACAGGATTAGAGAATCCTAACAGTACTATGCAACTTAAAGAGTGGCTGACGGCAAGACTGGGATATGATCTAGAAACAATGAGAAAAGACGATGTATCAAACCTCTTGACGCAGGATATCCCCTCTGATGTTCGCAAGGTACTGCAAAATAGACAGGTACTCGGTAACTCCTCCATCAAAAAATACTTGGCCATGAAAAACGCTGTATGTTCAGATGGCCGCATCCACGGCATGCTTCAGTTTTATGGAGCTATGCGTAGTGGACGATGGGCAGGCCGTGTAGTACAACTACAGAACCTCCCTCGTAACTACCTAGAAGACTTAGACACCGCTCGGGAAGTACTTAAAAGTAGAGACGTTGAAATGTTAGACCTACTATACGGAAACCCTGGTGATGTGATTAAGCAACTTATCCGTACTGCTTTAGTAGCAGAGGATGGGCACCGATTTATTGTAGCCGACTTTAGCGCTATTGAAGCCCGTGTTATCGCCTGGCTTGCTCACGAGCAGTGGCGCCAAGATGTATTCGCTCAAGGCGGAGACATCTATTGCGCTTCCGCATCAAGCATGTTCCACGTACCAGTTGAGAAACACGGCGTTAATGGGCACCTACGGCAAAAAGGTAAGGTAGCAGAATTAGCGCTCGGCTATGGTGGCGGTGTAGGCGCTATGAAAGCGATGGACACTAAAGGCGAGATTCCAGAAAGCGAACTCCCTGGAATCATCGAAGCATGGCGACAAGCTAGTCCACGAATTACGAGATTTTGGAAAGATGCAGACAGCGCAGCAAAGCAAGTCGTGAGAACCGGAGAACCAGTACGTATCAGACAAGGCAATATTAAATTCTTTAAATCGAAAGGCTTCCTGTTCATAGAATTACCGTCCGGTCGAAGACTTGCCTACGCAAGACCTAGACTCGGGCTTAACCGATTTGGTAGTGAATCGATTGAGTATGACGGAATGGATCAGGTTAAGAATACATGGGGCCGGGTTGAAACCTATGGCGGAAAGCTCGTCGAAAACATTGTACAGGCAGTGGCAAGAGATTGCTTAGCCGCATCAATGCTACGGCTTTCTAAAGCAGGGTACAAAATTGTAGCCCACATCCACGACGAAGTGGTTATCGAAGCGCCAATAGGCGAAGGCAGTTTAGAAGAAGTTATAGATATTATGTGTG